AACTACATATTTCAGATTTTCTACGTCCATTGTGATTTACCTTTTCCCAAGAATAGAGGATTGTAATTTAAATTGGGTGAAATCACCCCGTGATATTATCAAAACCGACAACATCTTCAAACTTAGGCTCAGCGAAATTAGGCGAATGGTCAGGGTTCGCAATTTCATTCTGGTCGCTTGGTTGGGTAAACGGCGGCACGGTGACATACACATCCTTGTAATTCTTGTATGCGTATGAGGTGAAGTCTTGGAACCAAATCTGATAATCAATCCAATAAGGCTGTAAAGCATCATCAAATGACAATGGTTGGTCCCAGTATTGCAGCTGGAAGCGATACACCAATGCTGGGAACGAGCTTTTCTGTGCCTCAATAGCAGCAACAATTCGCTTATATACTGCTAATCCTTCACATTCAACTTCGTCATCACTGTTGTTCAGCCTGTTAAGCACATAATGAATACGCATTGTACCCTTGCCATCAGCAATACTTGAAGTGCCGACATTGTAATAAATGTCGATAAAGTGGATGAACACCGCTGGGAATACGATACCGTACTCTTTGTTATATTCATCGTGTTTGATACGAGTTAACTGACCATTGTCCAGTTTGATAGTCTTGAACAATGGTGGACTGTCCGGGTCATTAGGGTCTTCCTTAATAGACTCCAGAATTTTTCTCACCGCCTTGTACGTTTCAATCATGGCGTTGGTTTCAACAGCCTCTTGAACTTCATCGTACACTTCAGGGGTTATGACTTCTTCCGGTTCGGACGGTTGAATTGGCTTTTTATCTACTATCATCGTCTAACTACGCCTGGGAAAGTTCTAAAAATCATTCTTTCAAGCTCACGTAACTTATCGTTCATTACAGATGAGTCTTTCTTTTCAGTTGGCATGAACTGGCGTTGCGGCATGTTAGCCACTCGTCCGGTTCGTATGGATGAGTCGTCAGAGTTATGTACTGCGGCAAAGCAGAAACCTCTGTGACTATATGTTCCGCTAAATGCTGATGGGTCGGTAAAAACTTTGACGCGGCCTCTTGTGCGATTATACGTTTCAGTCTCATACACAATAGAGTTGCGCAACGAATGTGACTCAATCAAGCCACCGACGGTATAACCACCTTTGTTACGCTTAGGACGATGCTTCCAAACTACGCTGCCAGAAGTATTGAAGCGTTTCATATCAAACGACTTCTGGAATATCTCCACAGCAGAGCGACCAACGGATACCTGAAAGTTCCAGATATTCAATTCAAACTGGTGAGGAAGCAACTCCCATGATGTAATCCATTGTTGAGGCGTTATTGGAATACCTCTATTGATTCTCGCCATAGTATTTCGCTCTAATTCGTTTAGCTATAGCATTGAGACGACCAACATGTCGCTCATCAACTTGGAAGTATGGATGTTCATCTGAGAAAATTCGACCACCCAGTGCGACGCTCTCCTTAAATGTGCGGTTGAACCAATCAGGCATCTCAGGAGTAGCCATTGCCTGAACCGAGCTAAGGTTTGACTTTCCGTCTATTGAAGCAGTATCCTCAACCAAATAGCAACGGCACTGATATTCAATAGGAGGTATCAACCAAGCCGGGAAACGAGATTTCGGTGCCGTGAAGCCCTCATACTGTAAGTGCCAAGGGCGCACACGCTCATCGCCTTGTGTCATGTACATCAGAACGGTATCATCCCTGACAGCTGCAAGAAAAGCAGCAACAATCATTGAATACTCTGCATCCTGATTTTCTGTACGCATATATTGGTCGTTGAAGCGCTTGAACACAGGCAGGAAAAACAGCTTCCAATCGTCATCATCCATATCTTCAGACTCCTCATCACTAAGCTCATCTTCCAGCTCAGCCATATCGTCAGCCATCTGATATTCAGCGACTACTGAGAAATCAACAAGGTTATCAACAGCCGCCATAACAATATTTCGTTGGGCAATCTGTTCACTGTCAAGTCCTTCAGCCTCACGGATAAGCTTTATTGCATCTTCAAACGTAATGCCAAAGCCATCCAGTGCTCGTCTAATCATAATGTCAGCACGAGCTTCCATCAAGTCTTCCAGCGTATCCCATTCGTTCTCCTGATTAGCAACACTAATGACAAAATCATGGAACAGAGCCAGCAATATTGCCACCTCTTTTTCATGCCGGTCCTCACTTGTGTCTGGATGTCGTAATGCCATCACATTGGAGAGTAGGGTTGGACCTATTGCCCCCTCTCCCGAAGAAAATTTTTGGTATTACGAGCGTGCCCGTAACGTCTGAAATATTCCTCATCAGTTAGATGGCGAGTCGTATTATTGCTATAACCGCCGCCTCCACCTCCGGACGGAGCACCACCTGCACCTTCAGCCATAACATTCAGCTGACGTTTAACTTTCACGCCGAACTCCTGCTCAATAGTTTCGGGGTCCATTTCCCAAGAAGCGGTTAAGTTCTGGAACAAACGTATGCGGTCTTCATCGGACATCTCAATACGTTTAGCGTATTTGAACTCAAGGCCATCCGGTAAATATCCAAGACGGACAAGGCGAGGCACAATGCTTTCGTTCATCACCAGTTCAATGTAATCACGGTACACCTCGATACGGTCACGGAAAATGTTTTCATGCGCACGAGTAGCACCGACATACGACTGGGTAGCGCCGGCGATTGACTCAGAGCCAAGAATAAGGTTTGATACATCCTTATCAACGATAGCAATAAGCCCGGTGAACACTTGCTCTGAGTTCGACATCGTGAAAGTTTTAATATCCACCTCGTCATTCAGACCGGTTACGATAACTTTGTTCTGGGCAGCACTCGCTATATCATTTGCCATTCGCTTACGGTCAATGGTGTTCTCAGACTCAGTTTTGCCGTGAATAATAGGCTGACCATAGGTGTGAGAAAAGTTGACGTAATTGGCAAATGTAAACTTCTTGGCTAATATTAGCGGAGCAACAGCAGAGAACAAACCCAAGTCACCGTTATTCACAAGAACATAATGGTCGGCATACTTCGGGTCATCGAAATTCCACTGAGGCATCCATATTCCTTGTCGCTGAACAATACGACGTTGATCCGCAAGAATATTACGGCGCTCAACAAAGTTCACCTTCAGTCCATTATGTTCCAGAGTTGGGTCAACCAAGAACTCAAGACCGGTGTATCCATACAGCTTCGACTCGGCAATACCATAGATAATCTTCAGAAACTCGGTGTTCTGGATTTTCTTGGTCGCCGGAATGTCCTTAGAATATTTGCCTTTCTCGTTTTGCTTAGCCATCATAAATCGTTCTCCCACAATTTGAGAGAACAGGGTCTCCAGTACGCCACGTAGATGAGCGTCTTGCTGCACACAGGCATCATAAATGTCTATGAGGCGGCTACGGTCATCCAGCACCGTTCCGTTCTGGAGGTGCCTATAGGCAGACTGAAAGCGGCATCGGCGCTCAATCTCCCGTACATATTCCTGTACGCTCTTTTTGCTGGTCATAAAGGTACTTTCCAGCAACTGAGAGATTTCTTTATCTGATAATTCTGCGTTAGCCATTGTTAGCGAGTTTACTTTCTGAAGAATAGAGTTCGCCGCTCATTTTTGTTTTATGACGAACCGGCAATTATCCGATATTGATTAGTCAACTTAAATGTTTTAGAAAAATTTCAATCTTCTATATTGTTGATAATCAGCATTGAATAAAATATTTTAATGCAAAAAGACTGTTTTCGTTATTGTACTATTGAAAATTTTGCCTATCTTTGCATCATCATTTAATTTTAACTCCAATCACACCAATATGGAAGAAAAAACTTTTAGTTACTTCCGCATTAAAACGGAATGTACGGTTGAGGAGCCCAATGGTTCTTTAGCCAAAAAGAAGATTGAAGAGTTAGTATTAGCTACCAGCTATACAGAAGCTGAGATGCTTGTACACGAAATCATCTCTTCACTTAACCGGACACAGTTCGGTAGCGTATCTTACGAGATTACTAAGACGAAAATCTCGGATGTGTTGTATAACGAAATCCTGTCTCAGCAAGATGAACTGCTGAAAGGCTTCTGCTGTAACTACTTTGAGGAGGAGGAAACTTC